GTATTAGGGTCTAAACCCTTAATTCCAAGTTCTTCACTTGGACAGATAGCAGTTGATTTACCAAAACCACTTTCTGCAATTACCATAATTTTTGCCATTGCTTTGTTTTTAAGATTTAAAATATAATTCTCCTGGTTTTAAATAACCATTTGAGTTTTGATTTTCTACAATAGTAATCATTAGACCTTTTTTCAATCCATCAAGATAATATGGTGCATACTCATCTTGAGATTGTTCAAGCTCATTCATTACTTTAGAAGAATCTACTACTGTACACCCATAAATAGGTGTATGAGTAAATGCAATTCTGATATTAGAATCAGATAATAAATTTCTGTAATAACCTTTTGGTGCTGTCATAATTAATTGTTTAAATAGTTTTAAAATGTTTTACATTACCATACATCTGTACTCCTAAATGTTGAGGACATTCTGTATCACGAGATTCTACAAGGTGGATAGACCTGTAGTTAGGATATTCATCTAATGGATAACCAAAATGTGTAGTTAATCCATATTTCTCATCAGTAGGATTAAAGAGTGTAAGCAGATAATCACATTCTTCTGATAGATTACCTGAATCTTTTACATCTTCACCAGTAGGATAAATAAACTCACCATTAAATTTAAGTCTTTCTATGTTAGAAATAGATCTATTAAGATGAACAATGTGTACAAATGTAAAATGACAGAAGTTTCTTAGTTCTACTGTGTATTCTATCCATTTGTCCATGTTTTCTTTCATAGAGTAACCTCTTTCTCTTTTAAGCTTACGAATATGGTCAGTAATAATTATAGTTCTTTTTTGCTTATTGGCTATGTTATAGCCTATCAATCTTTGTTTTCTTACGTTTTTTCCATCTTCTATAGTTTCATAATTCTGATATACAAACTCACCATTCTTCTTAGCATAAGCAAGAATAGTATTTCTCATACCAGTAGGATTATCTCTATCCTCCATAAATTGTATGATGCCTTCTTTAATTTGCTGACCTCTATAGTCATACTCACCAAAGAATGGTATTATCCTATTTTGATAAATCTCTTGAAGTATAACTTTATGTTCTTCATTCAAAGGAATTATCTCTCCATTTCTGTCTTGTAGTTTACCTAACAGATACCTGGAACTTAAAGGATACTCTTCATCATTATGAGTAATAGATTGAATCTTGTAATCATGATAGAAAAAGAATGAAGCAAAGTCAAATTCTTTCTTGACTCTGTCAATCTCATAAGAAAAATAGATTAATGTAATTGGAATATTTTCTTTGATACAATGTAATATAGGATGAATAACAAAACCAAAATCTACAAGTGTAGACTTACCAACCTTTGGACCTGCAGCTACACCATATATAGCTTTCTTTTGAACTCCATCTATAGCTCTGTCTAATGGTGGTAAACCAGTTGGTAATCCTTTATTTTCTCCTTCTTGACCTAATTTTAATGCTTCTATGAAATTCATTATTTCATTATTTTATTATTAGGGTCAATCTTATTCTTAGATTTAATTTCTAATACCCTGTCTACCCATTGTGATAGCATAGACATTTTGTAATTACCTTGACCATCATAAATAAATCTCTCTGCAGTTTTGACATATTGAGGTTCAACATTCTTCAAATACATTGCAGTAGCTTCCAATACATCTTCTCTTCTAACATGTGGATTTTCAGAAAAGAATAATTTCATTCTCATTACACATGTTTTCTTAGAACCTGCTCTTTCCTTGTTCTTAGCTGCAAATAGTTCTCTGTATTGATTAACCCAATCCCATACAGAATCTACATTTTGACCATCATACAAAGATACATGCCATACAAGAGTGTTTGTTTTATAATCTCTTTCTACAATACCAAGATTGTTAATAACTCTCATAGTTTTTTCAGATATACAATCAGATTCTATATTGTGAAATATAGATAGTAAATATAATACACTTTCATTGTTATCTACATCATGCTCTTCAAGTAATTTGAATATTTCTTGATTAATCTTCATGTTCTAAATTTTTAAGTGATTGAATAACTAATTTGTTTATTTCTTCTGAAATCCATTCCATTTGACTTTCAGGAACATGAACTAACAAGGCAAACATTTCAGCCATTAATGCTACATTATCAAATGTATAACTATGTAATAGTTCTTTATCTTCTATAGTTGCTTGTCTGGAAATAGATGTCATAAAGTTCTTAACTACAGTTCTAAGATTTAGAAATTTCATTTTATTAGCACCTTTCATTTTAGTAGGTTCTAATTCAGTAATGGCATACAAAGTACCATTTAACATTGTTAACAATAGATATATCTTAGCTGCTGTAACTGTATCTAAATTTTCAATCTGCATATTCTTTCTGTTTTTGTTGTTTAATCAAAATGTCATAATCAAGTTCAAATTCTTTAGTTTTATTAGTGTTTTGTACTAATTCAATAAGCTTTTGAAAATTTTCTTTAGTAAATCCAAATCTCTTAGCTAAAAAGAACTTATAAGGGTAACATGTTGCATCTAATTCTATTTCAGCTAATGTTACCCCTAATTCATTTTGTGGTAATACAGTAATTACTGATGTTATATGATATTCTTGTTGCTCTTTAATCCATTTACTTAAAGGAAAATCACCTGGTCTTCCTTTATCATCAATACAAATACATGGTATCATAATGACAAGATTTTAATTTTATCAGGATCTAATCCTTCTAATGCTTTTTTAATCCATTCTTCATCTACAGTATTAGCATAATAGGTAATGAATATTTGAGCAATAGCATCATCTTCCATATTACACATTCTCATAACTTTTTGGATAGCAGATTCTTCAGAACTTTTCATCTGATGAAATATGCCAACTTTAAGGTTAGGGAATGTAATGCCCATATTAGTCATCTCACATACTGCAAGCTTATTTGTTTCTCCTGACATAAAAGATTCTAATACTTCAGGAGTTGATTTAGAATGATAACCTGAACCTAATTGGTCAGCTATTTCTGTTCTTGCAGTAAATATTAAGCATCTATCAAATTTAGCAATAATTTTTGATACTGCTTCTAATTTTGTTTTAGAATTATAAATTAAATTTGCTCTTTTAGATGCCCATTGCATTTTAACTGCATTCATTTTAGGATTATTCCATGCTGCTCTTTTAAACTTATTGAATTGCTCTGTAAGATATTGATAATTAAGATATTCTGTTGTCATAAATTTAACATCTTTACTACCTGCTTCTATATATTTATCTTTATTATTAAGAGTTACAGGAACTAAATTAATCTCATAGTTAGCAACAATACCATCTTTAACAGCTTCTTCTAAAGTATATTTAAAAATAGTTTTTAATCCTAATTCTTGATTTAATTGTTTTTCAGTTTCTTTAGAAATAGAACCTGATACACCTAATATAGGACCATTATAACCTTGTAATATTGCTATTTGAGCATTAGATAAAGTATGTACTTCATCACAAATAATGATGTCATACATGTTTAAATCATTTTCTTTAGCTAAACTTCTTTGATTAATGATAGCTATTGGAATATTTACACCCCATTTGTTTAATTCTGTTGTCCAGGATTCTTGAATAGAATTATATGGAACAGTAATTAGAATCATTTGAGGACCTTGTAACACATTAATAGCATCACATACAATCTTTGATTTACCTACTCGTGGTGCAACATTAATAATACCTCTAAAATTATTAAAGCATATCTTCTGTGTTGCTTGCTGCTGTATTTGATTTCTCAATTCCATTGATTATTTTTTTAATTTGTATTAAGTAATATTCTAAATTTAAATTTTCTATGATTTCTGTTGTGTTTATTTGAGATAAGTTATTACATACTGTAGTTTTCCATCCTGATTCAATTTCTGTTTCTCTCCATTTATCAGGTTTCTTAGCAAGTGGTGGCATTATCTTTATTAAAGATACACCAGTATTAGTAACTACATACCTTACTAATTTTTGAAGAGTTGTGTCTGTATCAGTTCTTGCTACAAGTTGATGACCTTTTTGTACTTTAGCTCTCATAAAGAAATGAGTAAGACCATTTTCCTCTATATCCTGAAGAATATATTGCTCTGGTTGAATACCAGATATAAAATATGCACTTATAGCTTCATTAATGATTAATGCAGAATGATTTTCATGTAATTCTAACTCTTTGTGAGTTTTAAATGCTGCACCTTTTCTTTTAACTTTGTTATCAGTAGATATAGCCATGTAATTAGATACATCTTTGATAATCATTTTAGAATAAAATACATATTCTAACTTGAGTTTAGTTAATTGTTCCCACCATTCTATAATAGCAAATATTTTATATAAATCTCCTTTTAATAATTTTACAGTTACACCATCAGTATTAGCTTGTAATAATGTAGATACTTCCATAAGTTTCTCAGCTAACATACAAATTAGTAATTGACCATTGATGGTAATAGCCATAGTATATTTAGGGTCATAAAATGCAGAGTATTCTGAATTAGACTTACCATACACACCATTTAATTCAAGCTTAATAGAGCCATTCCATACACTACCTTTAGGATATTGACCTCTTTCATCATATCTTTTCTCATAGATGTCACAAAATTCTATTCCTAAATGTTCAGGGTAAAGCTTATTTTTGATTGCTAAATTAGGATAATATGAACTTACATCAATATCAATAATGATATAGTCTTCATCAGCTTCATATAGTCCAGGTTTAGTACATGCATGTAATCCACCAGTACCAAATACAAATTCAATATCCTTGTATAGTATATTGAGATTCTTCTGAACTCCTTTAGTCTTATGAAGATTATAATGACCTTCAATTACAGAGAGTTCATCAAATGGTATTTCAGAAAATACTTTATAAGTTCCCTTGATTATTTTAGATTTAAAATATGTAAGTAGTTTTTGAAATCCTGTGGTTTGAAATTCAACATAAGGAAATATAATATCAGATAATTGGATAGTATCTCTATATGTTTTTTGAGTAAGCTTATCTGCACCTATTTCTTTAGCTAATTTAAATGCAAA